CAAAGGTAGTTGTACCTGACGTGGCCATTAGTTATCAGAAGCTGGTAGGTTGAGGAATACGCTTGTCTTTTGGTGTATCTACTGTGCCGCAAACTTTTTGATTTTCAAAGTTTACGTCTACTTTTTCAGGTTTTTTAGCCTGCTCGGTAGTCTCAGAGAATACTGCACCAAAACCTTTAATTGCTGCACCTACGCCACGTTTTTTCATCATTTACTCCTTATTTGCAACTACGTTTAGCCATGCCGCCCATTTTTTTGTGGGCTACCTTTGCTGGCTTGCTTGCATGAGCAGCCAATTTTTTATCTTGCATCTTGTCGTAAGCAGAAGGCTTTACATCTCCGCCTTTTTTATACGCAGACTGTGGTGCAATCATAGGCAAGTTTTTAGCCATTTTGCCGGGTAACAAAGCACGACCTTGGCGATCAGCTTTTGCACCAGCAGAGGCTTTAGTTGCAGATTTTTTCATCTCGCCTCCTTTAGCGGCTTTGATTGGTTTGCCCATAGCCATAAGCTTGTGGCGGTTTGTGTTGCTTGCGTTATAGTCCATTTATCTTCCTCTCGCTGAACGTTTGGCTGGCTTAGCTATTTTAGCCGTTTTAGCCGAATTAATAAACGCCTGTTTGGTAGGCGCACCTTTTGCTCCAACTGGTCTCATTTTTTCGCCAGAACCCGCAGCGATCCTGCGTTTTTTAGCTGCGATATTGGCATATAAGCCGGGTTTTGTTGCCATTACTTTACCTCCACTTTTGTAATTATCAGGTACGTCTTGTTGACTCTTTCCACGAACCTTATCCAATACTTCTTTAAATCCTGGATCAACTTTGTTTTTATTTACCTTGTCTGTTGCATTAGGGTTTTGTTTAGCAGGAGTTGCAGGAACAGAAGGGGTGGGGTTTACACGTTTTACCATTTATTTTCCCCAATGGCCCATAATAAAGCCAATAACTCCTGTTGCAGCACTAACTGCTCCACCTGCCCAAATCAAGGCTTTCCAGCCTCCTTTTGCTTCAGACAATGTTTTTTGGATTATTTGAATCGACTTTTTAATTTCGTCCATGTCTCCAACAAGTTTGTCCATATCCGCTTGAAGATGTTTAATATCGTTTGCATGTGTCGCTAACTCCCTAGCTGTTTGTATTTCTTCCATTATGCGCAGTTCCATCGTTTTAATGAAGCTTTTGCACGCTCTGCAGGACCCTTAGCTTTCGCTACTACTCCTGACATTCTGGCACAGAACGATTTTTTACGGCCTGCGTCCGCTTTTGTTTTTGGGTTTGGTGCAGGGGCTTTTAATTTACTACCTGTTGCCTTGTTGTACTTGGCTCTTCCCTTGGCAGTAAGTCCAGCTCCCTGTTTTACAGGGAGCTTTTCTCCCCGCCCAATAGCAAGGGAAGGGTTCTTAGCCATAAAACACCGTAACGGTCATATTAGCAGGGGTGGTTGCATAAATACCGTTACTGCAACGAATACCATCGCCAGGGATGCTTATGTTAAGGGATTGAGCTGCTGCGGGAGCTACAAAACTAAAAACTGTGGTACCAGCTGAGCCATTTTTAAGGGTTAAAGTGCCACCAGCAGCAGGAACACCTACTACCATTCCTTTAATCCTAGCAGGACCAGCAAAAACAGCAGCATCAGTTTGCCCTGCAGCAATTGCGGTTGATAAGACGTCATATTGAAGCATAATTAATCCTTTTCGTGTTCTGCTGGTGGCTCTTGCCGATCTATTTCAGTTAACAAAACGTCCACCATTGCAATTGCTCCATTAGCCTGTTGGATAAGTTCTAAGTACTTTTGCCGTTGCTCAAGTGCCTGATTTCTCAAATCCAACAGGTATTCTTTATCTAGCACAGCCATTAGGTGATCTGAGTAGCGTAAAGGGGCAAGAAGAAATTGTTATTACCAACCCTAACCTTAATAGTAGCTCCTGCAGTTCCAAGCGTTGTACCAGTTTGGAAAATGTGTCCAGAACCTGCTGTTACACCCTGAAGATTAAAGAACACGGCATTATCGTCAACCGCAGCTACGTTAGCGCCTTGGGTTGATGCGTGGATAAAGCTCGTAAGGGTTCCAGTTGATGCACTTGCTGGGGCATTAAGTTCAATTTCAACAGGAGCATAAGTACCTGAAGAAGTGCCTGCCGAAAGGGTTAATTCAGCTACAAAAGCTGAACCTAGACCAGTTGTGCGACCACTAGCACCATAAACAACGTTTGCTTTTAACGCATTTGAAAACGAACCCAAAGCAGCATCAGCATTTAGCTGGAAAAGAGTACGTCCGCCAACACCGCCTGCACCGGTCATTGTTACTTCGGTTGTGCTTGCGTTAAAGGTAGATGAGCCGGTAGAAGTATCGGTAATTGTAGTAATAAAACCGTTAGCTGAGGCCACTGGCCCTGTAAATGAGGTACGTGCCATGGTATAACTCCTTGTATATGCAGTACATTTTCCTGTAGTCTCTGCATCGTCTGCTGGGCCAGTCTACAGGAATAAAAAATCCCAGTTCCTGGTGTATTTATACCCCTAAATTCATTTGGTTGCAACAGTTTTTTAGATAAAATGGGTTATCCCCGGAGGCGAATCATGAAATTTACCATTAAGAAGGTTGATTTACGCAATGAGTCTAATAAGACCGTAATTCTTTACCTTCAGAAAAAAATACTGCCTTCGGATGCTCCTTACAAACCAACTCACGGGCATTGGTGGTTAGCTTACACAGAAGAAGGCAAACCAGTAGCATTTGCTGGGCTAGTAAGATCACAACGATTTACAGACACGGGTTACCTTTGTCGTGCAGGGGTCTTAGATGAGTACACAGGGCACCGTTTGCAAAGACGTTTAATTAATGTAAGAATCCGTAAGGCCAAGGAATTAGGCTGGAATTGGATTATTACAGATACAACCGATAACCCTGCTTCATCTAACTCGTTAATTAATGCTGGCTTTAAAATTTATACCCCTAGTACCCCGTGGTCGTTTAAGCACGCAATCTATTGGAAATACAGGATAGACCAGAGCGATGCCTTACAAAGACCCAAACGATCCAAGAAAAAAGCAGGCGTTGCGTAGGGGTTCTGCCAATCATTACAAGAAAAACAAATTAAAAGTACTTATTGCTACTTATAAAAGAAAAAAAGAAGAAAGAGAAAAATGGGTTGCATTTAAAGCCAGTTTGAAATGCAGTTATTGTGACCAAAACCATCCTGCTGCGCTAGACTTTCATCACGAAGACCCCAAACAAAAAGACCGGGAAGTCAGCTACTACGTCAAAAACTATCAATACACTAGGGCAATGGAAGAAGTTAAAAAATGCCTTGTCCTATGTGCTAACTGCCATAGAATTTTGCACTTTAACGAAATTTCTAAAAGACAAAAGAAAAAGCCCCACCGAAGTGGGGCCTAACCTCACGTGAACAAGGTTTAGGTTGCGCCAGGTGATCCGTAGATACCACGTGGATCAGACCAGCCAAAGCTGTAACGCTCACGAGCCTTGTAGCGTACGTTGCCGGTGTCGAAGTCGCCTTCGAAAGCTGTACGGATTGGGGCACGTTGGAACATCTTGAGTCCATTTGGAGCGTCAGTTAACAAGAACCATGCCGATACGTCGGTTAGGTAATGGTTAACAACGAATCCATCAGGAATTAGACCCATAGACTTGATAGCGTTGATGTCGTTATCAGCCGTAGCAGTACGGAGAGTAGACTTCATTAAACGCTCTGCTGTGAACTGGAGTTCTTTTGGAACTACCAACTTCTTAGCAATCAAGGCAATCTTCAAACCACGCTCGTCTGTGAAACCAGCGATGTCGATGATACCTTGCTCAAGGGAGGTCTCATTCAAATCAGCAGGAGTCGTAGGACGGTTGCTGAAGTTTGGACCAAGAGCGGTTGGGTGGTTTGTTGCGCACAACTGTACGCCGTCGCCACCTGGATAGTTGCTGTCAAAGGCGTTGTTCAATACGGACGCACCAAATACCTGCTTGGTGTGAGCCATTGAACGAGCCAAAGCCTTGGTATAACGGCTTGCCAAACGGTCGTAGAGGTTGTCCTCGATTGCCTCTTCGGTAATCGAGAATGCCAATGCAATAGTCTGGTGGGTATAGCGAGCGGTAAATGACTCTTGTGCAGAATCATAGTTAACGCCAGCACCTTCAGCCTTAACTGGGGCTTGGCCGAAGCCTGTTAACATAACTTCTTCTTCGAACGCACGCTCAGAATCTTCAATTTCGAAGATATCTTCGTGTTCGTTCTCATAGCGCTTGTACTCGAGACCGAATAAAGCGTTAAGACCTGGTTCTAGTTCTTTAACTAGTTGTGAACGAGTGATAGCCATGATTAACTAACTCCTGCTGTTGGTGCTTTATACAGATGCTCATTGATCGTAACGATCAAGTCAGCGTATGCAGCGGTTAAGTCATCGTTGCTAGGATCAGCGGTAACACCAATAACTTTGACGTTAAGTGCCGAAGCAGCAGCCAAAGTACCAGTGCTGAGTTCTAATCCAGAAACGCCCGTTGTGGTATTGCCTGCTACTGTCTGTACTAAGTCAGCGTTTTGGCCGATGGCGGTTACGCCAGCGACACCAGAAGCCTGAACCAAGAACTGAGCATAAGGGTCATCCACAATGAAAGCTACGATATCCGAAGCAGCGATGCCACCTGGATAGTAGTTACGCCATACAGGCTTTTTGCTTGTAGGGTCGGTGTAGTTACATCCAAGGAAAACACCAAGAATGTTAGCTGCACCAGGGGTGTGTTTTACGATGAAACCGGTAGAAACACTACCAGAAACACCGAAAGTTACGGTATCGCCCTGAAAGATTGCTGTAGCCGTACCACTAGCGATTTTGTACTGTGTATCACCATCGCTGTTGTAGTTACTGCCTAGTTTTCCTAGAGGACGAAGACCAAAGGCTTTATTTACGTTTGCCATTTGTTTTCTCCAAAATTAAATTAATTAGCTTTCACTCTTAGAGTTAGAGCCACCAAAAGAAATACGAGTATTACGCTCTGGCTGCTGAAAACGCATTGTTGAATGCGCATTCTCTTTCATCATATTGTTGTCTACTGCTTCAATTTGGTCCCTTGCACGTTGGCGGTAATAAGCATTACGCTCACTGACAGTTTCTTCGGGGATTTTCGCTAAAAGTAAGCCGCCAACTCCGACGACTCCTTTGTTCCGACCATCTTCAACAGTAGGCATGGTGTTTTGATATTCTTCGGGCAACTCTTCTAAACGAACGAGTTCATATCCCTCACGAAGCTTACTAAACACATTCTGCTTGTCTTCAAAGCCTTGAACTTCAGAGCGAATCCAACGATATTTAAAACCATCTGGTGCAGGGGGAGCATCCAAACGAGAAGGAGGTGCCCATGGTTTACGTTGCGCAGTCTTTTCACGTGTTTGAGCGTTACGGGAGCTGCGATTAAATTTAACAGTATCAGTCATGGTTTTATTCCTTTACGTATTTGGCATATTCCTCAATAGGAACACCAAGTTTTTTAGCAATAGCGACTTGACTAGGAGACAGTCTTACGCTGCGGCGTGCATTAGTATTTACTCCGGATGACCGGGCTGCAGGTGCAACGGCCTGCACGGGTTGCCGTTGTTGCCTGTTAGGTTGTGCAGCGAACTTCTGCGGAAACTGTGCTTTAATTCGCCGATTTAGCTCATCATAATACTCATCTGATGATCCGTCAAACCCTTCTGCTTCACGAAGCTGTTTATCTATCCCCCAAGCAGCGTAGGTCATCGTTGTATCTTGACCAAACCATGGGTTTTCTTCTGCCCAAGACTCTGCCTTTGGATCAACCCGTGGAGCCTGTTGAGCTGGAGGTTGAAACTGAGGTTGTTGGTAAATCTGCTGTGGTTGGATAGGCGGGTTGTAAATCTGTGCTTGAGGTTGCTCTGCACCTCTTTCTAAGTAGCCAGCAAGCTCCCGTTGCTCATGCGCTAGAGAGGCTAAGCGCTCTTGAGCTTCGGTTTCGGTGTCAATGTCACCTTCTTCACGGGCTTTTTTGATAATTTGACGAATAGTCAAAAGCTGAGTGTCTACTCGGCTCTTGGCTTCTGCCAAGCGGCCATAGTCAGAGGTAGCAGCCCGTTGCTGGGCTTGCTGGAACTGACCTTGAACGCCTTTTGCAAACTCCAAAGCTGCCTGTTCACGGCGTTCTGCCTCACGCAGCTTAGAAGTCAACTTATCAATCCGTTTTTTAACGGTATCGCTGTATTCCTTGAGCTCTTCGCCCTGGTTATTGGCTTCTTCCTTAGCAGGCTCTTTGTCTACAGGCTCTGCTAAGGCAGGTTTGTCAGGCTCTGGAGCAAGGTCTTCTACAATCTCTGCCTTGCCCTCATCATCTATGTCGACTTGAACTTCGGGTGCGTTTTCTGCCCCTACTTCGATGTCGTAAGTCGGATTTTCAGTTACTTGTCCCATTGTTGCTCCTTACATGTGCAAAATATCTTCGGGGTTGTTGATAACAGCAATGATTTCGTCATCATTTAAGATTCGGATTTCACCTTCGTCAATTCCAATACGGGAACCTGCATATCGGGTGAAAACTACCCAATCACCGTCCTTGCACCACGCTCCCGTAGGAAATTTGCTCTCGTCTTTATATGCCAAAGGACCAGTTTTTAAGACGTAACCACATACTGTGGTTATTTGGGTCTGCTTTTTGGTCTCTTCGACGTATAAAATACCGCCTTTAGATTTATTTGTGCCCCTGTAAGGTAGGACAGCAATACGCCATCCTGTGGGAGTTGGAATACGGTCTAAAACCGCTTCCTCAATCCTATCGGGCTCTAGTTGCCCATCTTCGTTATAGGCGTCATCAAGTTCAGGCCCTCTTGCTGCCTTCTCGTCTGCCCATTTCTGCTCTAATGCAGTCAATTCCATACGGTTTTCTCCACAGGGTTAGTCAAAAGTCTCTTTCCTAAGCATGTCTTGTACGACCTGCTCAACAAAAGTGTAGCCCTCAAGCCTACCCATCATCTGGCGGTATTGTTCCATATTCTTCATGGACCCCGAGATTACGAGTTGTTCCGTATCCTGCCGCATGCGGCGAATTTCGTGTAGCAAGTTTTCTGTAAACTTGAGCATGGTTCCTACCATGTTGCAAGAGGACTTTTAGCCCCTCTTGATAGCTAGTTACTGTGAATATACACAGTATATTTCAAAAAATCAATAAATACCTACAGGAAGTTTTCCGTCACGCTTGTACGTAACAGTCCCCCCTCGTTTTTGAATAGCCCTTTTCTGACTAGCCACCACATTACGGGGCTTTGCCGACGAAACCGAGCCACCTTCTTCTTTCTTTTGGATGCCCGCTTTTTTAAGGCTAATCGCCACCGCCTGCTTGACCGCAGCTTTTTTAGACTTAGGAGTGCTCGTACCGATACGCCCCTTAGACTGGTATGTGTCGACGAGTTCTTGGATGTTTCCACTAACTGTTTTTCTACTGCTTCCGGGTTTGAGAGGCATTTTGGGCTCCTTTTTGTAACATAGCCATAATACGTTCATTTGCAATTTTTTCGTTAGATTGGATTTTAGCCAAGTCAATTTGGTCTTGCTTTTGCTTGTCCATCTGCTCCATTTGGAGGCGGGCGCTGGCTTCTTGCGTCTTAGCTTGATCTCGCTGGGCGCTTTGTTGCAGCTCTTGCTTCTTCAACTCAACTAATGGGTCTGTTTGGTCGCCCACAAGCTGGTTTTGAAGTTCCCGTACCTGCTGAAGATTTTCAACAATCTTTATGGCAATCATGCCTTCTTTTTGCAAGTCAGACACCATGTTTTCAGGGTCTGTGCCATACGTTTTGAAAAGTTCTGCTTCCACATCCTCTTCTGCTCTTAGGCGGCAATGCTCTAAGATATGCTTTTGCAGCTCCACCGCAGCCAAAGGATTGGATTGGAGGATTGGCGAGATACCTTGGATTAAGTGGCTCACAATATGAGCGTCATGTTGCTGTCCAGGGAACGCCTTGAGCTTGACTCCGTCCATTACGTCGCCATTTTCTGTGGCTGGGTCTTTTGGCAAGTCTGGGTTCTGTGGTTTTAAGATTGCGTCAATGTTTTTAGTTCCCAGCGCCTCATAAATACGGCGATATGCCTCATACAGGTTGTGCATCTGTGGAGCCGACTGCGCCAACTGTAGTTGGGTCTGCGCCATAGTGATACGCTGCGCTGTTGAAAAGATATTGGGGTCTGCAACAGGGATTACATCGACGCTGCCGTCAAAATCGGTACGTTTAATTTTACGGGAAGCGCCGGGTACATCATATGGGTACTCGTCAGGCAAGGATTCACCAAAGCCGTCAGCCAATAAGCGGAACTCGAGCTTTTGGGCATAGTGCATCCGCTTGTGAATAGCGGACATGATGTTTGCGCCCTTTTCCAAGAGTGCAATGGTGGTTCCAACTGCTGCTTGCTGGTTGCCGTCGCCCACTTGCATGTCTGCAATCGACGCCAAGCGCTTACCAGCCTCAACGCAGAAGCCTAACAAGGTAAATAGCGTCTGGCTTGGCTCTTTGTACGGTAGGGGTAACAAGGAAGACTGTAAATCAGCTCCACCAGCGTCAATATCACGCCATTCGCCCGGTTGCAGCGGCACGTCGTCGTTGGCAATACGGGCGCCTCTAGCTTTAAAGCCTGCAGGCAGGTTAGCCAAGGTTCCAGCGTCGATTAATTGACGCATAGAGGATGTTGCGGTGCGGGTTAAGCCACCAATCAAGTGTACAAAACCAAGGCCGTAGGCTCCCGGTCCCTCTACAAGCACATAATGCACAAAATACTCTTTACGGCACTTGTATCCGTCCTTCATTTTCCAGTTACGACGAATCCCAACCACTTGGTTGGTGCTTTCTTCGATGGTAATGACATAAGGCAGGGCAACACCGGTCTCTTCGCCGTCATCGTCCTTGTCTTCAAAGCCTTCTAAGTCCCAATCCACGTGGAACTCATACAAAAACACTTCTTCTGGCTCACCAGAGGCAGACATACCTACTAATTTGTCAATGCTGTCTTGGATTACGTCGCCTGGAGTCGAATTAACGACAGGCTGGACGTTGACATCACGATAAAAGCCAATATTGACTAGCTTGCGGTACTCATTTGCGTCCATTGGCACACGATGAGTAATGCGTGGGCACTTCGACATAATGGAAGAGCCGTTGTAAGGGATAAACAAGTCATCTGGCAGCACTAATTTGCTTACCATCTTGCCTGTTTGTGGGTTTTGATAGACTTTTTTGAACGCTGAGCCACCATAACCTGCATAAAACAGTAATTGGTCAAACTCAGGAGTGTAATCCGCCATGTCAGTAGTCAGTTCGTAGTTCATGAACTCCTTGACACGCTCTGCTTTGGCTAATTTCTCACGAGTTTCCTTGCCAAGCACCTGTGTTTTGACAGGGCCTTCGGCTGGCATGAGTTCTTTAAACGCTTGGGCTTGAAATTGTACGATTGCTTCGGTAAGCATGGGGTGTGCTGTGCCACAAGCGCCCTTAAATGGTTTGGTACGCTCCTCGTATGAGAAGCCAAGAAGCTCTAAACCCTTAGAATACTGCTTTTCCCAATCACCACGGCTCGCTTTGTCAGCGTCTAACAGCGCCATGAGCTCGCTGGAAATAGGACCAAGCTCGCTGGGGTCTACTACTTCGGCTAAATTGGCGTCAAACGGCACTTCTTCGTGGTCTTTTTCACCCATTTCGACTGTTGCACCGCCATCTTCTTCCAAAATAATCTCAATGTCGCCCTCTGGCGTTTTCATTTCAATCTCAGGAAGCTCAATATCAATTGTTTCTTCGTCTTCTGGACGGTTTTTTTCAATAGCCATGTTTATCTATCTCTCCAGGTTTTCGGTAAAAACCGAGGACTCTCATTAATGATTAAGGGGGTGTCACCTAGTTTATCTGAATATGTAGTTAAAAACTCATCTATTTGGGGGAGAAACTCTTCCTCTACGGGTTTGTCTTTAATACCTTTAATTTGAAAGACGTTATTATACTTTTGATCGCTGCCCATACGAAGCTCTATTGTAGCGTGTGGTATACCATTTTTATCACGTAAGGAGTATATCTTTATGTCACCTTTTGCTACACCATTGCAATAGTTAGAGCCGCCAACACAATGTTTCATAATGTTGCCCTCTAATGCCAAGGCATCATTTGTTTTTATATTTACTATTTTTGTATTGTTGGAAAGGGGCATAACGTCTTCTGTGCCCTCAAATAACTGCTTGCGGGAAAAATTCTTAGGGTCTCGCCGAGCTGCAGCTAACTTAGCGTGCCATTCTGCGGACTTTTCTACCACGTCAGCCACACCCATATTTTTAATTTCGGCAGGAGTACGATTTAAGAGATAGTCTCTTAGTTGAGACATATCGGTAACTCTGTCTATTAAAACATTAGATATTCCTGACATAGCATATACAGGCTCACCTTCTGCAATCGCCCTACGCAAGTGCGGTGGCAAATCGGTTTTATTTAAAATCCTTTGCAACGGTCCTGATTCTGCCTCTTGTGAGAACTGTTTAAAACCAGGAGCACCAT